CCATTTGGCGGGTTGATACATTAGCTGTTACGGTGGTAGATAGTGCAGCCTTGGCGGCAATGCGTTCGAAATACAACATATCCGTTGCCAATCTTGCTGAATGGCAGGCTAAGGCAAAGAAGCGTGGCAAAATGCAGTGGGCTTTCATTGGTATATCTGCGCTATTGGTGTTGCTCGTTGGTTTCATTCTCGGAAAGAAAATATAAATGGAAGGCGGCAACTACATACAAAAGAACTGGCAGAATCTTGTTTGGATTGTTGGGCTTGTGTTTGCTGCCGGTGGTGCTTACTCTGAGTTTAAAACATTGCACAAAGAAAACGAAGTGCATACCGAGGAACTAAAGGCCATACGGGAACAGGTCTTTAAAGAGATTGAACAGCGGGTGGATGATCTGGAGGAAGATAAAAGGTATAAAGATGGTTTTATTGAAGGCTTAAAAAGTAACAAATGATAACATTCGAGCAGCTAAAACTTGCAGTATCTGGCCTACCAAAAAATGGTGATGTATTTTTGCCACACCTGCAAAAATACTTAGCCATTTACGAGATCAACACACCGCAAAGGATGGCTCATTTCTTTGCACAGGTTGGGCATGAAAGCGGTGGGTTTCGTTATGTTCGGGAGATATGGGGGCCAACGCCTGCACAGCGTGGGTACGAAGGACGGAAAGATTTGGGCAATGTTCAGGTTGGTGATGGCTCAAAATTCCGTGGCCGTGGATTGGTTCAATATACGGGCAGGGCAAACTATGCCGAACTTTCACAGCACATTTTCAAAGATGCCCGTTTGCTTGACACTCCACAACTTTTGGAAGTACCTGAATTTGCCGTACAATCGGCTTGCCATTTTTGGAAAAGTAGGGGTTTGAATCAATTGGCTGATGCTGGCATAACTGATGCAGTAGTAACGAAAATAACCCGCAAAATAAACGGCGGTACTAATGGCTTAACTGATCGCTTGCTCAGATTTCAGCAGGCTTTAAAAGCACTCACATGAAAATATCACTATTACTGTTGCTGCCATTCTTTGCCATCAGTCAGGACACTACTATAAAGGTAACAGTGCCTTATTCTTTCAAGGTTGAAAGGACGGTAACGGGAACCAGAACGCTATCAGTAACACTTCCAAATCCTAAGCCGGACACCATCCGCATTCATGATACCATCTTTGTAAACACCTGCCCACCACAGCCATCAACCGGGCTTAAATGGAGTGAATGGAAAGGTTCATTTCAATCATTTATTGATAGTGCTATTGGTGGCACTGCATACATTGATAAAGATGTGACACCCGCCGCACCTGTGCAGGTAAGGGGGAGTATTACTGTAATAGGTGATACAACGAAACTCATTACCAACATTCATAAAGACCTTTTTATTCTGCATCCAAATGCAAAACAAGTGTTCATAGACCTGCGCATACATCAGCCAAATACAACCGGCAGCGCATTCAACAGGGTGGTAAGCAGCGGCACTACATTCTATGATTCTTTACACAACGTAAACATCACAGGCGGTGCATATGCTTACCAATCAAGCCGTGGCGGTAAGTCCGACAGTATGGCCATTACAGCAATGAGAAATTGTGTTTTCAAAATATACGTGTGTGGCATCGGCGTATTCAGTCAAGATGGGCCATTCAGGGCTTTACACCTACGAAATGTGCAGATCAAAACAGATACAACGCACAATATTTATGTGCACCCAGCAACTAGCCTATTTTATGATTCAGTGGCTTCTTTAGGGGCTGGTAAGTTATTTCAGCATCAATACTCAGGTAGTGGTAATGGTGGGTACAATACGGGAAAATACAGCATATTTAACCGGGTATATTCTAACGGGAAAATGTTTGAAATGACAAGCCTTAAAGAAGGCCCAATCATTATAACGAATAGCAATATTGCACCTTACACAACGGCAGGTGTAGCAGTACCTTTTGTAAAGGCTTTCAATACTACATTTTTAAACAATGGTAATGGCATCCATTTAGCGGGTGAACTTTACAACTGCAAAGGCGGTGCATGGTCTTTCGGTAGTGATACTTTGAAGTTGATCAACTCAGACTTTGAAGAAATAAGCATGCGCAGCGGTGGGGTAATCATTTCAGAAAACAGTACCGTGAAATGGATGACAGTTGCCGATCGTGGCAATGATTTCAAAGCATATTTTACAAATAGTGTAATCACTAACTTAGGCGATGGAAGAAATGGCAATGGTATTATTTACCTAAAAGATACGCCTACACCTGCCGCAGCTTATGGGCAGCCTTATAGGCCCGAAATTATAAAGCAGTTAGAACGGTAACGGGTTGTATTTAATTTTAACCAGGTGGCTGCGAAGTTTGGATAATGACCACCATTTACCCGCTATCCAGTAGCCTATTTGACCACCGTTAACGCAACGCTTCAATATTTTGCCACGTTGCGTATTTATTATTTTCCCGCAAGATGTTACTTTATAATGTAGCGCAAAATTAATCTGCCATTTCAAAGTGTAATTGGTTGTAATTGTGTTCATTGTGCTTTGGTTTTGTTTCGCCAATCTACGAGTTATGAGCAATAAATAAAGAACTCCACGTCCCAATCTTTTTGCTCTTCATTTTCCTTTGTTTGAACTATTTTCAATAACGGAGTTTCTGATTTCTCAAAACCCCATTCAGTCATAATTTCGGGGTGTCCACTTGAAAAATGATAACCGTTCCCAGTACTATCTGTAAAAGATGAATGGGGTTTTAATTGCTTTCTGTGTTTCGCAAAAATAACAGCGTATACTTCATTTGATGTTTCTATCCACATTTTCGTAAAATTTACTGCTCATAACAGCGTATATACAAGATACGCCTACAAGCATTTGTTTATAATTTGAAATTTCGTTAAAGCGTACCTCGTATATACGCAAAACGTTATATGCCACTCTTTGACCACTCTAATAATTTACGGTTGACATACTTTTTTAAGTCAGGCTCCTTGCTTATCGGACACATAAACTTTACGCCTTTGGTTTTTTCTTTAAAAGGGCTTTTGCGGCCCTGACCTCTGCCAGAGCCGCCCCTTGTTTCTTTTTTAACTTTCATTTTTTTTCAATTCCATTTCTATAAATTCAATTCTTTCATTCATTTGTGCCTGAATTAAGCTGCTATCTATTTGGGAAATCCAATGGTTTAAATATTTTATTTCCTCTTTTAAAAGTAAGTTTTTAACATGCAATTCAGATTTTAATGGAATTACTACGTTTACATCAACTTGCCGTAAAATATCAGAAGTTGGTTGCTCATGCTGCATCCATATTTCAATGTTGTCTTTCCAATCCATAAAATAAATTTTGTGGGCGGTTATTAGCCGCCCGGTTAATTATTACCCTCTTACTCCGCCGCTGTAGCATCTTTTTACTTTGTGATAGTAAGGCACTTCTTTCATGCTTTTTGCAATCTTGCAGGCATCTTTAATGTTAGAAGCAGTTATGTAAATTTCCATCCTTCTGCCCATTGAATCATAAACCATGTAAGTGTTTGCTTGTTCAATTTGTGTTTGTGTAGTTGTCATGTTTTTTTGCTTTTGTTACACAAATATAAACCTTATTTTGATTAAAGTACCATAATCAATAAAGAAGTTATCCACATTTGACAAATAATTTGAAGTCCCTAATTGCGGCATATAACAACCGGTTTTGCGTCATTGCCCGGACACTGTTTTTAGGTTTGAAGTCTCTGCGTGGGCAACGAACGCAAAGCCGCAGGCGTTACCTGCCATTTTAAAACAGACAACCCTCAATATACTTTACAGCTTCTTTTAGTGCTTCTAATTTTAGTTTTGACGTCTCGATAGTGTCATCTTTAAAACTTACACTTTCTTCGTGCGCTGTACATAAGGTGTATTTCTTTGTTTCGTGGTTCAATGAAAGCTCAACCGTTACGGGCTTCAATCCTTTTTTAGAAGCTGTAAAATAAACTGTTTCCCAAGTCTTTTTAATTTGTACCATAATTGATAAAAAACGGCAGGTAACAGCGGTTTGGCGTAATGCCGCAATTAACTGACGTGGTTAAAATTAAGTTTCTACTATGCAGCACATACGCCAAGCCGCAAAACGTTACCAGCAATGCTACTTGACTGCATACAAATCGAATGACGATAAAGCCCTACCTGCTTTTAGTTTGCCATCTGAAAATAGCCGTAAAAGTTTTGACTTCTTTAGGCAATCAATACTCCATCCTTTAGGTGGTATTACAGTAGGTACATTTTGCTTCCATTCGCCATATCCGCCAATCCCATCAATATGTATCACATCACTACATCCGCTTAATAAGCAAAATGGTTCTCTACCTTTTACGGCTACAAAATCCATACACCAAAATCCGCTATCGTGTAGATGCTTTGTAGGTATAATTATTAGGCTATCAAACTCTCCAATATCTTCACTCCATTCTCTTGAAGGTAGGGCTTCGAGTTCCTTTTTAGTCCAGTACTCAAATGACCGCTACTACTGGTAACACGGGTTTGGCAAAATTGCCGTTCTGTTTTTCAATTAAACTTTCGTTCATAATTTCAACTTTTGTTTTTCAATTAAACCTCTGGTTCGGCAACTTCGCCAATACCCATACGTTGTAGGCAATTTGACAACTACCACTCATCATCATAGAAATCTTTAAGTTGCTCTCTATATCTTTCTTCAATATCCTCATAATGATTTTCAAGTTCTTTCCATCTTTTTTTGCCAGACTTGTCGTAATAAATTGCTCGACAATTAGAACTTGGGCAAGTATAATGTGGGTAGCAACATTCTTCATCATCACCTTCATAAAATTCCAATTCGACAACTTGATTACATTTTTGACAAGTGCATAACTCATAAGGATCATTTAATGCAGCATAACGCCTAATTATACTTGCAACTTCATCAACTTTTTCTTCCTGGTATGACAAATAGCCACAGAGAAATAAAGCTGCATTTTTAAACCTGTCATGTGGTTTGATTAAAGTGCCTACAACATGAGTATTGCTGCAATTTGGGCTTGACGGAAGTAAATCATCCATTGTAATTCTATTTAGCGTTATTAATAATTTTCAGCTTGACGTTTTTCAATTGCCCAAACTGCAAAGCAATACCTTACGTTATGTGCCATTAATCGGACGACTGAATTACATCAATAACGTCTGACAACTTCACATAGTAATCATCTTCTATGTAATCACCTTATAGCGGCTGACGTGCTTCGATTAAACATTTGTACTAATTCAAACTTCGATACTTCGCTACAATCCAAAAACCAACATTTCGGCATCCCTGGCATGCTCATTTGTTTTTCCTTTCCAATTGGTAAGCCGGTTAAATGGTTCTGCATCCATCTTTTTTTTATGCCACTTTAATTTCACCAGCTCAATCGCTAAGGCAATGCTGATCTTCTTAGTAGTTGTATTCATCGTGAAAATTTTGGCGTTCAGATTCAATCCATTCTATCAAGTCGGTAAACGGCTTACCCATTACAATAGCCTCAGCAATAAGGTCTATTAACTCAGACTTGCTATGCGCATTGGAAAGATATTCCTTCGCATCGTCCATCTTTCTTTGCTTTGCTTCCTCAGTCATGGCCGGTTTCATTTAGTTGTAAGTCAATTACGTTTGCCAGGCGGTTTAGTTCAGACCTTGTAGCTGCGTATGCGGTGTAAAATTCAAGATCATTAGAATCTTCAGCGGCTTTATTCCAAGGGCTGCCATGGCTGCTATCGAACCGCTCAATTTGGCTGCCGTAAGTATCAACTTTGATACATGCGTTTTCATCAATCCGGTAATAGCTGTTTCCCCACTTGCGGTAAACAGGGGTTGATGCTTCAATTTCTTTTTGGGTAGTGATCGTGATTTTCATAACTGATTAATTTTACCTACAATCCCCGCTCCTTGGTAGGTAGCGGGGTGTAGAGTTTAATGGGTATTAATTTCTACCAAAAAAACCTTGTTTTATCGGCTTTAAATATTTTTCGTTGGTAACAAATGCATCTCTAAAATCAGTGCCAGTAGCGCAAAGGTTTTTTGCGTTAGTTATTGCCTGATTTTCATTGTTGGCTTTTACTAAAATGCTCCCTGTGCCGCCAATATGCTTTGTGTAATTTACTTTATAGGTTTTCATTGTTGTTTTGTTTTTAGATTAATTAAAATGAGATGCACCAGCTTTCCCAGACATAATGTTTTTGTGTGCTTGTAACCAAAAAGAAAATGGAGTTACAGGCTCATAACCAATAAGCCAATTCAAGTATCCTTCAAAAGAGCCATTGCACTCCATATCCCAAAATGATTCGGTAAACTCTTTAATCAAGAACTTTTCACTTTTACCATTTTCAGCTAAAACAGATTTTGTAATTTTAATTTGTTCTTTTGTGAGTGTCATATCTTTTTGTTTTTGATAAATCAAAGATAAGTATTTAAGTTGAATAAAAAAACTTTTTAATAGTTTATTTTTAATTCATTTCAGGAACCCACAAAAAATATCTATCACCTTCCAATTTACCCAGCTTCGAAAGCATGGACCGCATCGACTTGGTACGTTCATACCGGCTACTAATTAGCTTCGACGTATACAGCTCACCACGAAAATAAAGGGACAGTATCCCGCTGGTTTTAATGCCTCTAGCATAGCCTATACCAAAGCTGCTTGGTTTTGGTAAGTAGCTGTTGTGCCAGCTTGCCCGCTTACCTGTAATCGGTGGCGGGTTCCTGCCGCTTGCCACATGGTCAACGTATTGCTCCAGTGTCATAGCTTATATTTTTCCTCTATAACGGCAGCTTCTTTTTTTGCTGCCTTTAAATATTTAGCCTTTACAAAAAATGTGACTACTACCTGTTTTTCTTTTTCAGGTAACGGCTTTCGGCCTCGGTTATCTTTGCCGGTTAATGGATTGATTTTTTTCATGTTGTTTATTGTTTTGGCAAAACTAAATTAAAATAAGTAATAAAAAAACTTTTTTATTCAAAGCATTACTATATTTTTGTAGTCTAAATTTTTTACCACATGAACGAATTAATTAAATTTGAAGACATTACCACAGTGGGTAAGGTCTTTGCAGAATCCGGCATGTTTGCCGATGTGAAAACAGCGGCTCAAGCCGTTGTAAAAATTATGGCCGGAAGCGAAATGGGCATACCTGCTTTTGCTTCCATGTCCGGCATACATATTATACAAGGTAAGCCAACAGTAGGAGCCGGATTACTTGCTGCAAGGGTTAAGGGTAGCGGCAAGTATAATTACACTGTCGAAAAACATGACGACAAAATTTGTACTTTGGATTTTTTCGAAGGCTCTACAAAGATTGGTACAAGCACTTTTACTATTGAAGATGCAAAGAAAGCTGGTACAAAGAACCTTGATAAGTACCCAAAGAACATGCTTTTTGCGAGGGCAATGTCCAATGGTGTGAAATGGTTCACTCCTGATCTGTTTGGCGGCCCGGTATATGTACCAGGTGAAATTCAACCAGTAGAAGAAGTGCAGGACGTGCAACATGAAGACGTGATTACAGATGAACCTTTAGCTGTTAGTCATGCCATTGCAACATTGCACCTTTGTGAAACAATGGACGATTTGCAGAACTGGAAAAAAACCACACCTGAAGTAATCGTAAAAAATAAAGCAGTAACAGCAGCAGCAACTGCTAAATTTAAGGAGGTTAAAAATGACAAATGACATCATGCAGCCAGCTTCAATATTGGCGCTATTCGAAACCAATAAAGACCAACGGGAACTATTTGCACAAAGCATCATAGCCGACGCAATCGACCACGGCAACCGTAACCCGCTTGAGATGCACATACAGTTAAAGTGCATGGAAGACATTATCAAGCGCATAACATCCGATGAGCGTTTTAAAGCCGAATGCCTTGCCGTTGCCGGCATGTATGAAGCTAAGACATTCGAGAGTCATAATGCTAAGGTGACCATTAAAGAAGCTGGCACTGTGTACGATTACAGCCAATGTAATGACGTTACACTTGATGAAATGGAAGCGAAGGCAGAAGCATTATCTGAACAGATTAAAGGCCGAAAAAAGCTACTGCAAACAATTCCTGAAAGCGGTATGGCAGACCCTGAAACAGGATGCATATTGTACAGAGCCGCAAAGAAATCAACAACAACAATTTCTGTAACTTTAAAGTAAAACACATGAGTACACTCTACGGCGGTTCTATCTGCCTCACCGATTTAATTGAAGCTGCAAAAGCAGGTCATTCATCTTGCACACGTTCGCAGAACGGCAAAGTTTATGTCAACATCAATATTTGGCTGAATGACACAGCCGACCAATACGGCAATGATGTGAGCCTGCAACTGAATAGCAAGAAAGAACAGCGGGAAGCCGAAGGTAAAAAGTACATTGGCAACGCTAAGAAAGTGCAGGCGGCAACGCCGGTAACAGCAGCGCCTGATTTGGAACTTAACGATCTTCCTTTCTGATGACCTACCAGCAAGCACATGAGCAATGGTTTAAAAAGCAGTATGAGCCGGCATATAAAGATGGCTTTTACTGCAAACCAAAGATGCCGAAGGTAAACACGGCAAACGGGCTGACTAATTACATTGTCAATTACCTTACGTGGTTAGGACACCGTGCAACGCGCATCAGCAGTGCAGGCCGATATATACCGGCACAAAACAAGTACGATAAAGGCGGGTTTATTCCATCAACAACCCGGAAAGGTACTGCCGACATTAGCGCAACTATACATGGCAGGTCTGTAATGATTGAAATAAAAGTTGGCAACGATAAACCCAGTGAAGCTCAGTTACGTGAACAGCAGCGTGAACGTGATGCCGGTGGCATTTATGAATTTGTGAAAACGGTGGATGAATTTCATACACTATATTTATCTTTGGTGAATCGTTCCATGTAGTGGGTGAGAGCCTACATGGAACTTGTGGTAATCTTTTACCGGCCGTCCTTGCTACTCTCACAGCTTGGGCGGCTTTCTTTTTATGATTGCAGACATATACAGCGAATACAAAGAACTTGGATTGCAGGTCATTCCAATTGAGTGGAAAGATGGCGAAGTTGCCTACCATCCAAAGGGATGGGGTGAAGATGTAGAAGTAAAACTACACGCAAAGCACAACGGCCTAATGATTCGAACCGCTGGAAAATACGGGTGTCTTGACTTTGACCTTAAGAATACCGATAATAAAGACATCTTTGTAAAGTGGGTTGAAATTATTACAAACACAATGCCCGATATTCTGCAAAAGGTATTTGTAGAAGAAACTCGCAATAAAGGTTATCATGTTTGGTTAGATTACCATGGTCTTCCAAAGAAAACTCAATTAGCACAGGGCACCACCGGGCAAGAAGTCATTGCCATGTATAGCAACGGGCCGCTGGTGTACACATACCCAACACCTGGTTATAGTGAGTTTTATAATTCAATGGCCGATCTGCAGCCATTGACCGATGATGAATACCAGCATCTTGTTAGCACTAGCCAATATTTCAACGAATACCATCCTACTTATGACCCGAACACAAAGGCGGTAAGTTACCCTGAAGGTTACGAAAAGTTACTATTAGGATTTGATACTCTATTACCTGATGAAGTTTGGCAACAGATACTTGCTGATATTGGTTTGGTTGTTTGCCATGAGCAGCCACGGGATAAACCATTTATAGCATATAGGAGAAAGGACAGCAGCAGCTTAGCCATTGGCGCCAAGGTGTACAACAAAGGCAAGCGGTTGTTATTATTTACGGCATCGATGCCGGACTTTCCAAACTGGCATACAAAGGATGAATACCCTATTTGGAGTTTACCACCTTCGTTTGTATTATTTTACAAATACAACCGTGACTGGCCAGCAACCATTGAAGTAATCAATCAAATAATAGACAGTGCCGATATTGACATTTATCGGGAGTTTGACGTAAGGCAGCATAGCGGATACCCGGTGCATGTATTTCCATTATCTATTCAAAAGTCAATCCGTGAAGTATGTGAGGCTAGAAGCCTGAGTATTGATTTTGTTTGCACTTCTGCACTTTGGACTATTTCAAGCATGGCAGGTACAAGATACCACAGTGATTTCAACGGGGATGCTAAAAATATTTTGTATTGCTTACTTGTTGCACCGGTATCTGTTGGTAAAACTCCCGCTTTTCGGGTGACTTGTGAAAGCCCGTTACAAAAGTGCTATGCTGAAAGTGACAAACAATTTGAACTGATGACAGCCGATTGGAACGAAAAGAAAGCGGCTGCATTGGCTGACAAAAAACAATTTACTGAAAAGAAGCCACGCAGGTTTATTCCGATAGCAGTTGACGGCACCACTGAGGGTTATATTTCAAAATCAATGCAGCAACGGCTTGGGCTAGGCGTGTACCAGGACGAAGCGGAAACCATTTTCAACGCTGGCAGCTTCAAAAGCAATAATGATTCAATCAGTTTTTTCACTCAGGCTTTTGGTGGAGGTCGTATTACTCAAATTAGGGCCGATGAAGATAAAGAAAGGGTTGTGCCAAACCTTAATATAAATCTTCTAATGGGTACGCAACCAAGTAGGTTGAAGAATATTTTCACAGAGGATAGGCTTGCAAGCGGCTTCCCTTCTCGTTTCTTGATTGTTCAGGCTCCTTACAAGTTATTGAACGAGGAAGTGGATCCTTTTGCCGACAGCAAGCAGATGTGCCAGGATTGGATAGATAAGCTGACTTACCTGTACAACGAAGGCATGAAGTTTAACTCAGGCAGTGAAAATGATTGCAAAATTCATATGTCTGATGCGGCTAAGGCTCTTTATCGGGCTTACTACAGGGCTATACTACAAGAGGCAAATACACGCATTAAAAACAAGGTAGAGGGCTTTATTATAGGCACTGAGGCTAAAATGAGTGCATACTTGCCAAGGCTCATTCAGGTTTTGGCTATCATGCACAACCCGGTTGCACCGATTATTGATGAAGAAATAGTAAAGCATGGGTGGGATTTGTACCGTTTCTACTCAGCAAGTACGGTAAAATGCATTTGTGATCTGTACGGGGAAATAGAAACCGGACTACCTAAAGAACTTGATTTGCTTTATCAAGGCTTACCAGAAACTTTTGATGCAAAGACGGCGGCGGAAACCTGCATTCGGCTGAACTTAAAAGAGCGAAGGTTTGAAACAGCATACCGAAGAAAGGACTTTGCGGCACTATTTGTGAAGCGGGAACACGGTATTTACACCAAAAAGTGATGGAAATACACTTAAATCCACTGCAAATACACCATGTAAACCATTGGTATCATTGGATTTCCACCAAATCCACTGTATTTGTAAAGGATATAAAAATATATTATTATTATTAGGAGTGTTATGTATAAGGAGGGAGTAATATTTCGAAATGTGGTGTATTTGGTGGAAATGGTGGGAATCCTTGTGAGAGTAGGGCGCACAGAGATGTAAAAAGTGTGGACTTGGTGTAAACGGTGTAAATCAAAAAAACTATGAAAACGGTTATGATTCTACTTTTACTCACCCAACAAGGCGCTGCCCAAAACTGGAAGCAACCGGCCATTATTGCAGCCGGATTGATAGCAGGCTTCAGCCGTGGGCAACAGGAAGCCATTGTACATAATCCCTGGGCTTACCGGAAAATACACCCAAACGCTAATGAGCAATGGTGGAACCCGGACAGCACTTGGAAGAGAGCAAACGGATCAACATGGATAGGTGGTAGCCTGTTGGCATGGACTAAAGACAAATACCACCTGAATCAGTTTATCACAACCTCAATGCTGGCTGGTCAAACCGGTATAACACTTAGCCTAAATAAGAAATGGAAGATTAAAGACATCGTTTTGCAACTTGCTATCAATACAGGAAGTTATATTTTAGGGAAGGGGATAGCGCATAAAATTTATACTTTGTAATATTATTTTACTATCTTTATAAAAAATATAAAATAATGAAATTACTCCTAACCTTCGTACTACTATCCAACATTGCTAACGCTCAACTATTTACCGATATACAAGCAGGACTATCAACACGCATGATGGTAACAGGCCACATCACCACCGGATACTTACACCTTAACCGTGACTATATCGGGCCGATGGTAGCAGCTACCGCAGGTTATGAGCAATCGGTAAAGGGTCATATAGGTGCCATTGCTGGCATACAGACGTACGCTGTTGCCTTTTACGGTGGTTATGGCAAAGTATTACAGCCACAGCCTAAAGAGGGGCTAAAAGAGGCTTATTTCATCTATGGCATACAATACCGATACAGTGACAGCCGCGGATTAATTGACCTACGTTACCAGGCAGGAGCCTTTCACTTAACTTTAGGGTGTAGGTTAGGAAAATATTTGAATTATTAAAAGTTATATATTTGGTATCGTGGACATTCACGATATAGTAGCTGGCATTTACACTGATAAGCGTGTAAATGAGTTTATTAGCAAGCAACACCCTGTAGATTTGCAGGGTGACTTACTTCACCACTGCATCATGGAAATATACCGGCTACATGAAAAGTACCCCGGCAAAATTGAACACCTTCACGAAACCAACCAGCTTTGGCCGGTATTCCATGGGTTAGTGTGCCGGCAGCTATATTCTGAAAAGTCAACTTTTTACACCCGTTACCGGCGGCCATGCGGTCAACAGGACGTTGACGGCCTATCTATATTGGAAGAAACCCAAAAAGATGAACAGGAAGCCACTTTTAATCGGCTTGTAGCCCGTTTAGGGCGTTCGGCGGCTATTGGTGCCATGAAAGAAATAGAACGGCAGGAATCGCTTAGAATCGCTAATTTTGGAAAAGTAAAGGTTGTAAAGGTTAAACAGCAAGAATTGTTTTAGTAATAAATTTTAATAAACAAGGTTGAATAAACAAGATTTTTTCATTTATGGCAGGTTATGGAGGCGCAAGGCCGGGGGCCGGTAGAAAGCCAAAGGTTGAAGAAGATCGGGTTAGGGAACTAGCTGTTTCAGCTATTGTAAAAAAGTACGGTAGCGAAGAAGCTGGGTTTTTGGCGTTGCTTGATAGTGGTGAAGCATCTTTGATAAAGTTCGCCTATGAGCATGCATTCGGCAAGCCAAAAGAAAGGTTTGAAGGTGAGTTGCAGTCGGAAACCTTTATTTGGAATGAAATGAAAACCTATGAAACTAAACATCAAACAGACCCAGGCGCTTGATGTTTTAGAAGATAATGAAACCACCGAGTTGCTTTTCGGCGGTGGTGCAGGTGGTGGGAAGTCTATTTTAGGTTGCTATTGGTTGGCTAAGATGTGCAACAAATACCCACAAAGCCGGTGGGTAATGGGCAGGGCTTCAATGAAAACATTAAAGGAAACAACCTTTATCAGTTTTCTAAAGATGGCCCGAATGCAAGGGATGAAAGCCGATGTTCATTTTCATGTAACGTCAGCACAGCAAAAAGAATACCCAAATTGTATTTTATTCCCTAACAAATCAGTAATTCTATTAAAGGATTTGGAGCTTTACCCGTCCGATCCAGACTTTGATGAGTTGGGTTCGCTTGAAATTACAGGCGGATTTATTGATGAAGCAAACCAGTGCGTTGAAAAGGCTAAGAATATATTAGCCAGTAGGATGCGGCACAACATAACCGAATATGGCATAGTCCCAAAACTTCTACTTACCTGCAACCCTGCAAAGAATTGGACTTACCGGCAATTTTACAAACCGAGCAAAGACGGTTCTATACCTGTTTACAGAAAGTTTATCCAATCACTTGTCACCGATAACCCGGACATTGATCCTACCTACTACCAAAACCTTTTGAAGCTGGATAAAAACAGCAAAGAAAGGCTGCTTTTTGGAAATTGGGAATATGACGATGACCCTGCAAGCCTAATAGCATTCGATGCCATTAGCGACCTATTTACTAACACCTTTGTTGCTGATGGTCAAAAGTACATTAGCTGTGATGTTGCCAGGTTTGGCAGTGACAAAACCGTTATTGTAATTTGGTCTGGATTCCGGGGTATCATTAAAAAGTACAAAGGGTTAAAGACTACTGAGGTTGCACAATTGATTAATGATTTTAGGCATCAGTATAATGTACCGCTTTCAAATGTGATTGTAGATGATGATGGCGTAGGTGGAGGTGTGGTTGATATATTGGGATGTGATGGGTTCGTAAATAACAGTACCCCATTAATTAACCCGAAATTGTTTATAAAAGACAATTTTGTAAACCTAAAAAGCCAATGTTACTACATGCTGGCTGATGCTGTAAATTCTCGAACTATTTATATTGAGGCAGATGAAGGCGAAACTAAAGATGCATTGGTAGAAGAGCTGGAGCAGGTAAAGCAACACAACATGGATAAGGATGGCAAAAAAGCTGTTGTGCCAAAGGAAAAGGTAAAAGAACTAATTGGCCGCTCCCCTGACTTTTCAGATGCAATAATGATGCGCATGTATTTCGAGCTGAAGCCCCAACTAATCATACAAGCACTATGAATATATGGCCGTTTAAAAAGAAAGCAGCAAAGACAGAGGCGTTACCGTTCAAACTTATTTGGACGGGCAGTGGCTTTTCGATGATACCAGTAGGCATCAATAGCTACATAAACGGATACACTGGAAATAGTGCCGTGTATTCGATAGTAACTGCTGAGATGGATAAGTTTGCGGATATCCCTTTCTATGTTTACAAAATTAAGGATAGGCAAAAGGCCGACCGCTACAACCGGATGACAAAAAGCGGTTACAATAAAAATGCACTGCTTACCAAAGCCAGCGCATTTGATGAAGTAAAGGACACCGACCCCGTTGCTGAGTTGATGCGGAAGCCTAACACCTACCAAACAGAGGGGGAGTTTAGAAAGATGTGGCTGATGTTCTTAAAGTTGGCCGGGCTTTCTCCCGTTTATTCCAATACTGGTTTAGTAGGCAAGACACCGCTATCAATCCACGTTCTACCACCGCAATGGGTTACGCTGGTTCCCGATGCAACTTTGATGGATGCCATGAAAGTTTACTTTAGTCCAATGGGTGCCGGGGTGAATGAGTTGGATAGAATGAAGGTTTATCTTTCAAAGTACCAAAACCCGGACGTGCAAACAGATGGAAGCCACCTTTATGGGTTAAGTCCGTTGAAAGCTGCATTATTGGATTTGCAGAGTTCAAACGATAGCAGTAAAGCCATGGCTAAGATGTATCAGAATGGCGGTGCCAGGGGTGCATTTACACCAAAGCAGATATTGAACGAAGTACAGGTGCCGCAACTTAGGACAGCTATAAACGATTGGCTCAATGGCACCGATAATAAATCCAACGTTGGAGGCATGTCACTGCCATTGGATTACCACGATATAGGGTTAACATCTGTTGATATGGAGTTGCTGAAGGGCAGGCAAATGACTGATGAAAGACTGGCAACGGTCTTTAAGTTCCCGCCTGCATTGCTTAGGTCTGATAACAAATATGATAACGCAGATGCGGCCCTTCGATTCTTAGTAACCAATGGCATCTATTCCGATTTGGTGGCATACCGTGAGATGTGGAACCAATGGCTACTACCCATGTTTGGCGGTGCCGGTTACTACGTTGATTTTGATATCAGCATCTTGCCTGAAATGCAGGGGGATATGCAAAAGCTATCTGATCAAGCGATTGCGTTGGTAGGTAGTGGCATCATTAACCGCAATGAGGCAAGGGATTTGCTGAAATGGGATGCGGTGGACGATGAAACCATGAACATTTACACGGTAACCGGCTCAGTAATACCACTGGGTGATGTAAGTATGACTGATGTTGAGATAACAGAAGATTATGCCAAAGATACGCAACAGTGATGCTGCCCAACGGGTTGCACACCTGCAACAGCAGCAAGCATACGAAGTCTTTTGGCGTGCTAAAATTATGTGGGCATTGCGAAAGCAGAAAAAACCACTGATTAAAGCAGCCAAAGAACAAGGGCTGCTATCTGCTTATGTTGGCATTGAGCAATTAATTAAAGCCGATCCAATTACGGCTGTACTTGAACGCATGTACAAAAGTATTGTACCAAAGGAAGCCGAAGCCTATTATAAGCAAAACCTGCAATCGAAAGGTATGGGCTTTAGTTTTAATTGGCTAGCAAGCCTTCAGGATTGGCTGGATAGCTTTTTGTATGATTTGATTACCAACATGACGGCCTACACAAAAAAGACCATACTAAATATAATTAGCAAAGGGCTTGAATCTGGCATTTCTTATGATGACATCATAAAGCAGATTGAAGCCACTGGATTGGATAAAGTACGGGCTGCTGCCATTGCACGAACCGAAAGCAATCGGGCAATGGGCTGGGCGAAGTATGACAGCATCAGTAAGCTACCTTACCCCGCTGATGTAGTTTGGATTTCAGCAAGGGATAAAAGAACCAGGGGTGCAGAAGGCGACGACAAAGCAGACCACTATCACATGATGGGCGCAAAGGTGGAATACATGCAACCGTTCACAGATCCGGTAAGCGGTGCAAAGCTGCTATTCCCCGGTGATGTGTCATTGGGTGCCAGTGCTATTGATACTGTAAATTGCAGGTGTACTATTGCGGCAAGGCGGAGAAACTCGACAACCTATTTATAGTTATGGGAAAGATTTACGACTACAAAAAGTTTGACCTTTCATTCAAGGATATTGATGCAAAAGATGGTATAGTTACAGGCTATTTTGCATCTTATAATACCGTGGATTCAGACAATGATGTTTTTCTACCCGGTACTTTTTCGAAAAGTATATCAGAAAACTTCAATCGTATTAAGCATTTACTAGATCACAACATTACAAAGGCTGTAGGTAAAATACAGGTCTTAAAAGAAGATTCTTACGGCTTATACTATGAATCAAAAATAGGCACTCACAAGCTAGGGAAAGACTTTTTGGAAATGGCTCAAAGCGGATTAATAACCGAGCACTCTGTAGGCTTTATGAATGTAAAAGGTAAAAGCCAAATGCGTGAAGGAATCAATTACATAAGCGAAGGCAGGTTAATGGAAGGTAGCAGCCTGCAAGCATGGGGCGCAAATGAAAATACCCCATTAACCGGTATAAAGTCATTTTACCAAGATGCTGAAAAGCTAGAAAAGAGAATAAAAAGTATTGAGGCTTTTTGCAGAAATTCTGAAGCATCAGACGAAACTATTGAACTATTACTTATTGAAATAAAGCAGCTATCACAATTGCTTTCCGATATGTCCACCCCTGCCGCTGATGAAGCACAGGTGCCGGAAAAGAAAGCCGCAACCATAGACGCTTCATTAATACTTACCTATCTATCACTGTAAAAAACAAACAGAAATGAAAAGAATATTTTTCGATCCTGCTGCTACTGATGGTAGCGGCGCACCAGATGCAACTGCTGTTGTATTGAAGGCCATTGACGGCATGAAGCAATCAATGGTAACCAAAGAAAATGTAAAGGATATTGCAACCGCTGAAATTAAATCAGCCGTTGATCCTGTAAGTGCTGAACTGAAAGAAGTGGCAGCGACCGTTAAGGCATTGAACGAAAACGCCGGTCAACTTGCAGCACCTAATGCCAAGAAAAGTATTGTTACCCAACTTGCTGAAGGCATCAAAGAAAACATCAGTGGCGAAACCCTCAAAAAGTTTGCCGTTGGTGATGCTAAGAGCGTTGACCTTGCTCTGAAAACAGCAGGTACAATGACCGTTGCTGATGACCTGACCGCCGGTAGTGCAGTAACCACCTACGACCTCCGTTTGCAGCAACTGCCTGGACGTTTGGTAAACTTCCGTAACCTCGTAAGCATTACCCCTTCCGGTACTGGCATCTTCCAGTTTCCTCGTGAGGTAGCAAAAGAGGGAAGCATTGCAACGCAAACACCTGGCGCAAAGAAAAGCCTCATCAATGCACGTTTCGCAATGATTACCGTTACCACCGATTACCTCGCTGGTTTGGCTCCCGTTGCAA